GAGGAGGAGGACGACTCCATTGACTGCCAGATCGTTCTCAAGGCGGGGGCAGTCACAAAGTACACCTGGGAGTTTCAGGCGTTTGTCCAGAAGATCAGCCTGGGCGATGTGACCCCAGATGACAAGGTCAACCAGATCATCGAGCTCAAGATCACCGGTGCTCCGGTTGAGACCAGCGGCGCGTAATCCTAGAGACTAGGAAAGGAACCAAATGACCAAGTTGCTGAACAGGGATGATATCATCAAGGCAAAGGACATTCGGGTTGAGAAGGTTGACATGGAGCCTTACGGATGGGGCGGATATGTCTATGTTAGGGGCATGACTGGACTGGAGCGCGGGCAGTTTGAGTATGACATGCAGGCTGTTCGCGGTCCTATCCGAGAGGAGAACCAGAAACGCTTCCGCGCCAAGATCCTGGTCAACTGTGTTGTTGATGCTGAGGTGGATGGGCAGAAGCTGTTCCGGGAGCAGGATGTGGATGCNCTGAGCGAGAAGAGCGCAGGAGCCCTGGACTATCTGGTTGNNGTNGCCCAGNNGCTTTCTGGGNACAGGCACTCAGATGTGGAGGATCTAATAAAAAACTTGCCCAAAGGCCAGAACGAAGGTTCTACCACAGACTAGCTCTGGCCTTGGGCCGAACAGTGCAGGAGCTTCTGGAATCAATGAGCAGCGAGGAGCTGAGCATGTGGATGGCCTATGAGGTTATCGAACCTTTTGGAGAGACCAGAGCAGACATCAGAGCTGGAATCATTGCCTCCACCATCGCCAATGTCAACCGAGGCAAGAACCAAAAGGCGTTCTCGCCTGAGGATTTCATGGTCAAGTTTGACCGTTCATATCTGGAGGTTTCGGAAGAGGAGCTTCAAAGAGCCAGCGAGTTACAGAAAACGCAGATACAGAGTGCCTTGAAGAGCAGTCCAGGGGCTGCAGTAAAAGTGTATGAAGGAGCTGCCCCAGCGGTGAGGCGAATAGGCAAACGTGGACGGTCAGCCAAGTCCGGAAAGAGGAGGTTCTAGGTGGCAAATCTTGGAAGTTTGATGGTCCAAATTGGGGCAGATACCTCCCAGCTTAGGAGAGCAGAGCAGGAAGTCAAACAGTCTGCCTCGACCATGTCCTCTTCTCTTCTCAGTGTTGGAAATGTCGTAAAGGGGATAGCGTTTGCTTATGCTGCAAACCAGGCAAGGCTGTTTGCCTCCCAGGTCATAGACACGGGAATGAAGCTCCAGCAGCTGACCCTGTCTTTCAAGGCCATATCTGGATCAACTGAAGGTGCTGCGCAGGAGATGGGCTTCATACGCAAAGAGGCGTCAAGACTCGGGCAGGATGCGATGTCCCTTGCGGATGCTTACAAAGGAATTGCGGCTGCTGCTAAGGGGACCTCTCTGGAAGGCAAAGGAGTTCGTGAAGTATTCTCAGCAGTGTCTGAGGCAGCTACTGTATTGGGCTTGTCGTCCGAGCAAACAGGCAGATCCTTGTATGCCCTGTCCCAGATGATTTCCAAGGGTAAGGTGTCCTCGGAAGAATTAAGACAGCAGTTGGGCGAGAATTTACCTGGGGCATTTAATATAGCAGCTGAAGCTATGGGAATGACCACCCAAGAGTTTGACAAGATGCTTAGTGAGGGCAAGATACTGACAGAGGATTTTCTGCCCAAGTTTGCTGGATTACTCCACGAGAAGTATTCAGGGTCTGTTGCTGATTCTGCCAATAGTGCTAGAGCAGCATCTAACAGGCTGGCTAATGCCTTTATGGAGCTTCAGGATGCTGTGTGGAAACGTGGTGAAGCTTCTTATTCTGCATTTCTATCGTGGCTTTCAGATGTGGTGATGGCCTCGTCCGAGGTTGTGGAATCCTTTGGCAGCAGTGAGGAAGTTATAAACAGATATGGGACTACAGTGGATCGCACTTCTGCCGAGGGAGAGAGCAGCCTGGAGCGGATGACCAAGTCTGTTAGCACATTTGCAAGTACATCCATAAGTTCATTTGCGGACGCCACTGCTGAAGTTTTGAACCTAGGTGCCGCATTGATGGGATTGCCCGAAGTAAAGTCCATCACCGTGCGCTGGTATAATGAGGTATTTGGGGGTACTCCAGAAGAAATGACCGTTCCTAGAGGACGTCAGCAGCTTTACGCCAGTAGACAGCGCCGTCGTGTTGGAGAAGAGGTGGCTGCGACTAGAGAGGGCCTGAGCCCGTACCAGATAGACCCGGAGCTGGCAAGGCTGCAGGGAAGCAAGAGGGCTGGCAAGTACGGAGCTGATATCAGAGAAGCAGACACGAAGACTGCTGCAAAGGCCTGGGGCAAGTATGGAGTGGAGGCGAAGCAGAAGTTTGACACTGAGACTGCTAACATCAAACGAGCGATGGAAGCAAGCCCAGATTGGTCCCAGGAGGCCATACAGAAGGTTCTGGCCGGAAGGCAGGCGGAGTGGGACAAGCTTCAGGCCAAAGGAGGGAAGAGCGGTGGAGGTGGTTCTAAGACAGACACGGTTTGGGAGTACAACAACCGTATTGCCGAGGAGGGCCGAAGGATAGTAGAGGGAAACTATACTGCTACTGAGAAATACAACTCTGAACTGGAGAAGCTGAGCTGGTATCTTGAGGCCAATGCCATCACCCAGGACCAATATGACCGAGCAGTTCAGGCCACCTGGAATGATCTGGAGAAGGCCAACCAGATGTCCGAGGGATGGCAGGGTCATCTGAAGATAATGGAGCAGGGTAAGTCCGTTTTCAGCTCCACCAGGACCGAAGCTGAGAAATATGCTGATGAGCTCGACAAGCTCAACTATCTCCTGTCTTATGGTGCCATTGGTTATGGCACCTATCAGAGAGCAGTAAAGGAGCTGGAGAATGAGTTCAAAAGCAGTACAGACTCCATGTCTGAGTTTGCAATACAGGCCGCTCGTAACATTCAGGATGCCCTAGGAGATCAGCTGTACAATGTACTTACGGGGAACTTTGACGACATCGGAGAGTCCTTCGGCCAGATGATAGCAAAGATGGTTGCCCAGGCGACAGCAGCTCAGCTAGGAAATTGGTTATTTGGTGACTTCGGGAAAACCAATGCGATAGGTGGACTTGCTGGAACGGCTTTTGGAGTGATCGGCAACTGGTTTTCTGGCGGAGGGGAAGCTGCTAGTTCATTGGCTGAGGCTGTATCTATGGGAGGAGGCTTTGCTGAGGGCGGGATCACCACTCCTGGCAAAGCCTACATAGTGGGCGAAAGAGGTCCGGAGCTGTTCTATCCAGGCATCCACGGGACTGTGGTCCCGAATGCTTCCGCATCTTCTTCGTCCGCACCTCCCAACATCGATATAGTCATCAAGAATGAGACTGGTCAGAAGGTGGAGGTGGACCAGAAGGACACCACCTTTGATGGTCAGGGATATCACGCCAGCGTCAGTCTCAAGCTTCTCAGAAACAACGTCAATGGGTACCGGGATGCCATGAAATCAATACTTGGCGGGAGATAGGACCTATGAGCTATGCTGCTTTTGACTGGACTATTGCTACCGGAGCTGGGGCCACAGTAAGCCTGGAGACCGAAAGGTTGTCTCCTATGCTGTCAAATACTGTGGAGGCTGGTTATTTGACGACCGCCCCTTCCTACACAAGGGACCAGTGGCTCTTTAAGGTCCATTTCAAAATTCTTCGAGCTTCGGGATACATCTACCTCATCGACTTCTTCCATTCTCACCGTGGGGGCCAGCTGTTCCATTTCCGCATTCCAGTGGGGCTGTTCGGGATACCGTTGGAGTTCTATTACGCTGATCCGGGAGGGCTGTCCCCATGGTCCTCTGAGCTTGAGATAGGATACGGGGAAGCTCCAACCTATTTGTGCAGGTTCCTTAACCAGAGCCTAGCAATAGCAAGACGCGAGGACACAGTCCAGAACTACTGGCATACTGTTTCCCCTTTGGAGATACGTCAGGTATGATCACTCTACCAGCATCGATAGTACAGGAGCTTCACAAAATCTCTTCCGATGGGTCCATCATATATCTGGCGGAGATAGTAATCACTCCCACTTCTGAGCACATACGTCTTGCTCGGAATGTAGATGACGTGGCGTGGGATGGACAGACCTGGAGCAAAGCCTGGTTTGAGATAGAAACAATCCCAGAGGGATCTAGCGGAGAGATACCGGAGCTGTACATGTACACCTCTAACATCGGCGGTCTTATGGAAGGGGAGATACTTTCCAGAAATGACCTGGCCGACTCCAAGTGTACCCTCTATCTGGTCAACAGCAACTGCCTGGACGAGACCACTCCTGTGTTCTCCACCACCTTTGATGTNATGAANGTGATGTGNGACAATGAGACGGTGAAGATAAAGCTGAGCACCTATAATCCTTATCTTCAGTCCTTCCCAGCCTGGAGGATACACGGCAGTTTGTGTCAATACCCAGTATTTAAGGGATCCAGGTGCGGGTATTCTGGAGCTGCTACTACCTGTGACCGAGCCTTCCTCACCTGCCTCAACTATGGGAATTCGGCTAGATTTGGGGCTTTCCCGGGGATAATGAAGGAGGTGGTTGATGTATAGGGATCTGATCGGCAAACCATTCCAGGCTTTGGGGAGAGGTCCTGAGTCATATGACTGCTGGGGTCTCGTGATGGAGGTCGCCAGAAGGATAGGCATAGAGGTGCCAGATTATGAGGTTGATCCTAACAAACCAGATTCCATTCGGGACAAGTTCTATGAGGTGGAGGGGAATTACGAGGTCATCTCCTTCCCTCAGAGAGGGGATATAGTCCTGTACAAGAGGATGGATGGCGGGCTTCACTTTGGGATAATGGTCAATTCTCTTGATATGCTACACGTTTCTAGGGCACTCGGAGTCCATGGAATAAGGATAGACAATCCGCTGATGAAGCAGCTCATCAAAAGGATATACAGAAAGTGCAAATAAAGACGGTAGCAGTAAGCAACAATCTCCGTCCAGATCTTAGGGTGGTGGAGCTGAAGGTATTTCCTGACGGCACCCTCCTGGAGGAGGTCGTCCGGGAAACCCAAAAACCTTTGGCCGACAGGGGGTACTCGGACTTCATCATCTTCCACAACGGAACAAAGACCCAGGACTTATCCCGAAATATGGAGGACGGGGACAACGTGGTTGTGTGCGTAAACCACGGAATAACAGCCTTGGCCGGTCTGGTGTGGGTCGCCCTTTGGAATCTGGGTATGTACACTGCTATCAACTTCATGGCCTACGCTATTGCAGGGGCCATAATGATTGGTGCGGGCATCCTCGTGCAGACCTTCCTGGGTGCACCCAAACCCTCCGAAGCTGAGACCTACAATTCTGCAAGCTATGGATTTGCAGGCACAAACCCCACTGAGGCTGGACTCCCTGTCCCCGTAGTGTTTGGTGCTGCCTCCACAATCTGTCCGCTGGTTATGAGCTACAGAACAGTTGATACGGACTATTCCATGTGGCAGTGGATGCTATTTGCTGCCTCTGTAGGGCAAACCAACGACCCAATAAACTATGGGGATGTGTTTGTTGGAGAAGAGCCTTTATCGGCAAGAGCCAACTGGGCCTTTGATACTACTGACGGAAGTGATAGCCCAAGCTCGGCTGATCTATCCAAGTTTGACAAGATCCGCCACGACAGAGCCTTTACCAGAATCCTACCCTACAGTTACGATTTTACCCTCACTACCAAAGGTCCCTGCAACTCAGTTGTCCTTATCCTCGAGTTTACCAACGGACTGTTCGCCCTTAATGATGATGGGAGCATGATCTACAAGCAGGTTGACTTCTATGTGGTGACAGATGAGAGCAGCTTCTACTGGAGTATAAACAAGGTCACTGGGGCAGCGGTCAGGGAGAGCAAGGCCATATCATTCTCCACCCTCACCACCCACACGGTAACCATAACCAGATATACCGAAGATGATCCAGGATACGACAGCAAGCAGAGGTCAACCGCAACCTTCATCGCCTTCATCGAGGAGGTGAATGTCCATTTGCTCTATCCCGGAGTGCANATGGTNACGGTGGGCATCAAGGCCACGGACAACGTTAGCGGCCAGGTCCCTNCCATAAGNATAGTGCAGAGCAGAGGTTTGGTTGCTGTGAGAAACTGGACTGACACAGGGTACATGAATGTGACCGCCTACTGTCCTCCCTATGTGGCGTATTTNGGNCTTACTGACCCAAGAACAGGACGGGGCATCTCCCCTACCAAGATCAACAAGACTGCCTGGGAAGAGTGGGAGCTTTGGTGCTCCGGTACAGTAGATGGTGTAGCGAGGGCTGAGTGTCACATAGCGTTTGATGAGAATGGAAGCGTCAGCGACAACCTGTTCTACCATGTGGAGCAAGTAGGAAGGGCGAAAATAGTCCAATATGGAGATACATGGACTGTTCTCATCGATAAGCCCCGAACTTCCTCCTATGTCTTCTCCAGAGGCAACATAATCAAAAACTCCTTTTCCTGGGAAACCTATGAGAAGCCAGAGAAGGTGGATGCTGTTGAGATTATTTATTGGGACAGTGCAAGGAACTACCAGCGCACATCAGTGATAGCCAAGGCAACCTGGTTTGAGTCCCTCACGACACAGCCCAAGATAGCATCTATCGAGCTTAGGGGTTGCATAACCAGAGACCAGGCTTTAAGAGAGGCAACATTCAGGATGCAGAAGACGGAGATGATCACCAGACATGGGAAGCTCCAGACTGGTCCCGAGGCAATATTCTGCGAACGTGGGGAGGTGGTGGAGATAATCCACCCAACTAATGTTCACTCCTTCAGTGGAAGGCTGGGAGGAGATCATTCCTCCGCCTCACTCATACGCCTGGATCAGTACGTGAACATGGCCGCAGCCACCTACTCCGGAAAGGCCAAGTTTTTCGCCATAGATCCGGATGGAGACAGATACGAGCTCGATGTTGTTGGTCCCTGGGACGAAGACACCCAGGTCATAGAGGTGGACGGAGTTTATACGGGGAGCAGGTTTGACACCTTTGCAATAGCCAGGCCAAATGAGGAGAGGATACAGTACCAGCTGGTCAACAAGAAGCTCATTCCAGCCCAGGAGAACTCTAGGGAGCGGATGGAATTTGAGTTTGTGGAATATGTAGATGCCATGTTTTATCACTCTTCTTGGGGATCGGGAAAGGTTGCCATATGAGTCTGATTGAGTTTACGACTCCTCTCACTGATTCATTTGGGTATGGGAGCATCCCTGCTGGGGCCATACCTCCTGGAGCTGTGGTGCTGGCTGTTGCAGACATAGATGATCCCAGCCCAGAGCTAAGCCTGCTGGGAGCTTCTCAGTCGGGCAGCATGGTGGTGGCGATCCAGGAGCCGGATAGTCCCGGAGGGCACATGCCTTTCACCCAGTATGTCTGGAATGAGATGCCCCTAGTCTCACCAAGTGCAAGTGCCTATGGGAGCGCCTACGATGAGGAGAACATACCGTACCTGATAGACTCCGTAGAGGGCGGGCAGTGGATTGCCTCTGGCGGCAAGTATTCTTACCAGAAAACCGCCTCTCCATCAGGATCGGGCGATGGGATAGAAGCTGCCTGGCCGGTTGGATCCATCTTCCTGTCTGTCCTGGCCACCAACCCTGGAACCTTGTTGGGCTTTGGCACATGGGAACGAATAGCCGAGGGACAATTCCTGGTGGGCCAGACCAGCGAGGACGAGGANTTNGANACAGCNGAGNAGACCGGGGGCGAGAAGACGCATACGCTCACCAGCGCCGAGATGCCCGAACATACGCATGTGCAGAATCCCCATCAACACGACCTGAGTTCGATACAAAGACGCCTAGCAACTGGAACT